TTGTAATGACAAAATTAATTTCTTTATTTTTTATTGTTTCAATTAGTATTAAATTCAAATATCCACTAGTAGATTTATTTTCAATAAAATCAAATAATCCTCTAGGTTTTGAAGTTAAACCGTCAATACTTAAAATTAATTTGACATTTGGGAATTTGTTTATTTGATTGACAAAGCCTTGAGTCAATTTAGTTGCGTTCGTGTTAATTAAAATGGGGGTGTTAGGTTGATAGCCTAATAATACACCTAGCACCCGACTTAATTTATCAAGATCAAGTAATGGCTCACCACCACTAATTGAAAAGATTGAATACGTGTTAGGATTTTCTATTAAATGCTGTTCTAAAACGTCATCTAGGTCTTTTATCATTCGGCTATCGTCAGCCATATTAACTTTGTTTCCGCAGAACGAGCAGTCTAAATTACAAGATTTCGTGGTATAAATTGTTAGAGTTGACATTAATTTCACCTTTCATAATTTTATTATAGCGGTAATGCAATAGTCGGTTTGCATAATCTTTTATTAAATGTTTAGCTTTAGTAAACCCACATTGACGGTATTGATTATAGTATTCTTTAATCGGTATATTTTCGTCGTGTGCTATCGCCACGCAATCAGAGCAATCTCGGTTGAATAAACAATTTTGACATTGATTAGGTAATTGTTTGTATGCTCCTAATATTTCCTCTTTGATAGAGTGCGTATGTTCGATTAATTGTGCATTTTCAACTTTACCTATATCCATACCGTCTCTTTTCATAGATAAAAAGCGATTGCACCCATACGTTTTACCATCAAAGCCTAAAGATACCATATGATTAGAACAACTACCGCAACGATTTTCAGTCAACGGCTTAGGCTTAACATTGCTCAATGTAGGCACTGTATTAATAATTGTTTTATTTTCAAACAACATTAAAAAATCGACCCAATCTTCACTAGGTTGTGACATCATATATTCAAAAATATTAATCAACTCTAAGGCAATCAAAACACCGTCATATTCGTCAAATTTTTCTTCAAAGTTAAAATTAGCGTGTATGTAACGAGGTTTGTTTTCTAAAGACATTAAATATTTAACTGACCGAGCGTAATCTTTAATTGTATCTTTAGTAAACGTTGCCTTGATATTAATCTTGTCTCTGCCTAAGATTTCATAAGCCATATTATATCCTTTGATACAATCATCAAAACTACCTTTACCGTCAACAGTTAGTCTGTGTAAATCGTGTTTTTCTTTATCTCCGTCAATAGATATTCCTAGATTGATTTTATCTTTAAATTTAATTAAAAAGTCTTTTTGTTTTCTCCGCCACAATAGAGTTGCATTTGTAGAAAAACTTAAATTATAGCCTTTGAAGCCATAATTTCGATATTCTTGTTCAATAAATTCGCAGACTTCTTCAAGAATATCTATTACGAAAAACGGTTCACCACCAATAAAATCAACTGTGAAAAAATCATCTTTATTTTGGTCTCTTTTCCAACAGGCAATTAAATATTCTTTAATTTTGTTAGGGTCATTTTTCTGTGTAGTTAAATGCTCATAACAATAAGTGCAACGTAAATTGCAACTCATATTAGTAATTATTTGATATGTTTTCATTTGTAATCCGCTCTACAATATTTTGAACTAAAATCTCCCTATCAATTAATTTTTTTAATTGATTTTCATTAGGTGTAAATTTAAGTAATTTGTCAACTATTTCTTTTTCGGTTTCCGTTAATTCCAATTTGCTCAAAATAAAATAAATCAATTTTGAATAATCAGACATTCTCTCGTCAATATCACCTAAATAATGAGAGATTAAATATCGAATATTACCTTTCATAAAACCTAATATATGATCTCTAGTATTTTCTGAATAAACAAAGCTATTGTTTACAAGGGAATACTTAAAGCAATTTTGACATAAATCATTTAACGTTTTATGCGTTTCGTGTGGGTAAATTCTATAAAAAGGTTGAGATTTGATACCGTGTAAAGAGTAACGCCCGTCTGCGTGTATATACACTTCTTCTTCTCGTACTAATTTGAAGTAATAAGGATTGTCAGGGATTTGATTGCTACCCGAATTAGCAGAATTATCTAAAACCACATATCCGTCTAACGAGGTATCTAATAATTGTGTTATATGGCGACTATCTTCACCATAATAAATATATGTACCTTTATACAGTATATCCCCCTCATTAGCAAGTTTGCCTTTCAAAACTTGCTTAGTATTTAAGATATTTCCTTTTGCCTTTTCTTCGCCCACAATGCACTTAACAGGTGAACGTACAAAATCAGAGTAGAAATCGAAATGTCTAGCGATTACTGGGAATCGCACACTGTATAATCTATCTGTCATCTTGAATCACAACCCCCACAAGAACTGCACCCTGTACAACCACCGCCACAATTACTACCGCAGTTCGTACTACAACTACCTAAGCAACCACCGCTGCAATTACCTTGACAACCTGTATTTAATACTAGGTCTCCCGATAAATCCCATTCGCCCGAATATTGGATTAATCTTTGATTAGAATCAAAGAAATTTAATACAACTCTACGAGGAATTTCTACTTGCAAATCATTGAAAACTGCACTACCGCTAATTTTAGCGTGCTTTAATGATGTAACACCTTTTCTATCGATATTAATATTGCCATTGTCAATAAAAATACCGTATTCTAAATCATCTAAGTTTTCATCTCCACCATTTAGATTATTTTTTTCAATTTTAATAATGCGAGCATATGTAAAAGGTTTTTCATATCTAAATATTACATTTCCGTTGTAACTAAGTTCAAATTTAATGGTTTTTTCATTAGGATATTTTATTGAAGATACGTCATTGAATTTACCGTCTCTAACACTATAAATCTGTTCTTCCAAACCATTTTGTTTAAAAAATGTAATTTTCAGTAAATTGTTTTTACCAACTTTCTGAAAATCTTTTAAAAAATTCGTATTTAAATATTTAATAGTCAGTTCTTTGTCGGATCGGTGCATTAAAGACCCTAATTTGTTATAATTCAAACTATTTAAATCTTCAATGAGAGTTTTGTTTTTATTAATATACACACCGCCATATTGGATAATATCCCCTTGTGTATATGGCAACCACCAATCTACAGCATTATCAAAATAATCCATTTCAATATTCCAATAACGCTGTAAAGAGTATGTGTAATTATTATCAACTTGTGTTGTTTGTTTTCTGCCTAAACGAGTACCAGTGGTAATAGTTCTTTTTTTATAAGAATTACTTACTTGATATGATCTAAATGTAAATGTAATATCATTTTCATCAGTATAAGTGAAATTATCAAAAGAAACAGTATTATTGTTTACTTGTCTCAAAACACCTCTTTGTATTGGATATTCAACCGTATAAACAAAGTAATTTTGTTGGTCATTGTGTTTGTTGAATATATGACTTAATGATTCGGCTTTATCTCTTAATTTAAATAAAGGGTGCGAAAATTGTCTATCTACACAAAGAAATAAAATAGGCGTGTTATCTGATCTATTTCTTCCATAAACAATCGTATGCACCCAAACTTGTTCATTATTTTTAACAAATCTCATAATAAGCCTTAAATGGTATCGTTATAATTTGGTTTCCAACCTGTACTAAAATCATATTGTTCAGGATTTTCTGATTTTAGCAATTTTTGATAATGTTCTTCGGCTACACGGAAATTAAACTTACCGTGTTCTTCCATTGCACTCATAGCTTCTTCAAAAATTTCACGGGTCATTGTAACCCAACTACCGTCCATTGTTTTCCAAAGTTCAGGTTGGTATCGTTGCAATAGAATATTCATACCTACAATTTGGTAATTGTTTATAGCTGGTTGGTCGGAATGAAGCCATTTATCAATGGATTTTACATAAAATCCTTGAGTGTTTTTATACGCTCTTAATTCTTTAATACGTTCCCACACTGCGTCAGCTTTTTTAATTTGCAATGCTTTTTGTAATTCGGGGTCAACAACCCATTTTTTCTCTGTTTCATCAAAACGGTATTCTTCACTAGGTTTAACGCCCGAATAACGCACTTTATTGTTTTCAATCCAAATAAAACCGTTACCTGCTTGCGTTTCTTTAATACCTTGATATTCACTATCTGTAATAAAGTATGTATGCTCTGTAATTTCCTCAGTTCGCATAATTTCAGAGCATACTTGTAAATCATTCAACCATACTTTCATCATTGCCACCATTTTTGTCTATTGTAGGAATATTTAATTGCTCTATTGTATCATCATTTTTTATCTCTGCACGATAAAAAGGAGAATCGGGGTTACTAATTAACACACGCATAACCCATAGAATAGGATCTATTGAAAAATTAGGGCAACCGTTCAAATCTAAAAATGACACAAACGCATTTGTAGGATTATCATCAAAAACACTACAGTCTAAGTAACTCGATAATTCAAAATTGACAAGTTTGTTGACATAATCAACTTTAATTGAACTAATTATATGAAATTGCATTTTCTTTTTAGTTAAAAAGTCAATAGCAATTTCAATTTCGTGGTCTAAATAATACATTAAACATTTCCTTTTAATTTACCGAAAACACAAGCAATAGCGTTTCCTCTCCAAACAACAAACGCATTTCGTTCTGACGAAAATTCTACACCACCTAACCCATTTCGAGAAGTCAAAACAAATCCGCCTGTTTCTTTAACTTCAAATAAAGTGCCGTGTCCTAGATTATTACGAGACCCTATTTTGATAGATCCTGCGGTAATAGCTCCCATATTTGCACTTACTGCCGACAAATTCAGCACTTTGATTTTATCAGCAGTAACCGCACCGGTATCTATTTTATTGGTTGTAACTGCACCTGCTTCTAATTTATCAGTAGTTACACTGCCTGACCCTAAATGTTTTGCTAAAATACTATTAGCATTTAGTTGATCTGCCTCAAGAGTACCTTGTAAGTCAGACAACTGCATATTAGCTAGATTTTCTCTAAGATCATTAAGGGCTTTATCAACACCCTTATTTGACTGCCCGTGGCGACCAGACGTGATATTAAACGAGCCTACATTTATTCCCCTTGTGTGGCGTAACCAATAATAACGAATTTGCTCCGAACCAACCTCGTGAGTAAATGAACGGGCGTTTAATTTTGTTAAGATTTTAGCGGTATTGAGGTCATCTCTATCACTAACCCAAATTTCGGTATCTGTAAACTCGTCAACATAATCCCATTCTATAAGAATGGCTGTCATTAAACCCGTTATTAGAATATTTTTTACAATGGGCGGTTTATCAATAGTAAACGTTTTATTATATTGACTTAATAATTGATTTTTATCATTGTATGCCAGTATTTGAGCTTCATAAGTGCCATTTTCTAAATCGTCAACTTTAATATCAGGTGAAGCCAAACCTTTTTCAATGTAAACCAATGTACCGTCTTTTAAAAGTTTAACAGTATAGTTTGCAATAGTATTAGAACTTAAAATATTGAACGAACCATTTACTTTGCCGTTAAGCGTTAAACTAGAGCCATTTTGCTTAATTTCTGCGTCAACAACATTACCGTAAATAGTTTTAGGTTTCGGATCAAAGTGTGTGCCATTGGTAACGATTTCCTCTTTTTCAGGAACGTGTTGTAAAGCGGTGATAGTGTAGGTTTTACCCTCTGCGTTATCATTCTCTTTGATAGATATTGCACGGTATAATCCAGTTGTAATACGTTTAGTTGATAAACCCCATACTGTCAATTCAGGAATACCGTTTAAATTTTTACCAACTGTTGCAATATTAGTCTGTTTATCAAAACTGATAATTTTTACGTTTTCTGTAATACCTTTAGCAGATACATACGACAAATAGCTGTTGTCATCAATTTCAATAGGTCTGTCAAGTGTTATTTGTGTGTTATTGACTGCTAATACCCGACCGCCCACATTTACACCTGCATATTGGCTGTCAGCGACCTCAATCACGTCATAAGGCAAGTGCATTACACCCTCTTGCCCTACGGTAAATGTGATTGTTTCCGTTTCAAGTTTTTCGGTCTCTAAAATCCAACGCCCAGTACGATAGGCTTGACCTCTTGACGTACAACCAAATGCTGTGATTTTTTTAACATTAAGACCAAAGCGAGCCACTGATACATCATCACTAACACTCTCAACTTTTTTCTCGTAAAAGTCGCTTGCGTCAATATATTCAACTTGAATTGTATTATGTCTTGCTTTTCGAGCAGAACGTTGACGAGTAAAACCGCCAATTGTATTCGCATTATTGTACGTCCATACAGGGTCAGCTTTGCGGTCTTGAATTGCTGTCAATGCTTGACCGTTCCATACTGGCATTGCACGGAAAATAGAGCAAATATCGTTGATTAAATCATAGGCTTTACGCTGATCTGTAATCCAAATATTACAGGTCATTCGAGGTTCTTCACCGCCAAAACCATCAGGCACTAATTCATCACAATAACGACCGATAGCATATAATTGCCATTTGTCAATATTAAATTCCTGTAAGCGTTTACCCATACCATAACGGGTATTGGTAACTAAATCGTAGAATACCCAAGCAGGGTTGTTAGTCCACGCTACTTTAAAAGAGCCGTCCCAAAAGTCAGACGTATAAGTATGGGTTTCAGGGTTATAATTGCTAGGTACTTTAACGATTAAACCTTTAATTTCATAATTTCGGGTTGGCACGTTGCTAAAGTATTCACTGTCAATTTTAATACCAACTAACGCTGTATTAGGATATGCGAATTGTTTGTCAATAATTTCAGTATAGCTCGACCAAAAGCAAGTATTTTGCAATTTATTTGTCAAACTATCAGGCTCTACACGACTAACACGGATAGAAAACGGTGCATTAGCCGCAGAAATGTCAAACATTTCACGATATGGATTAGAATGTTTACCGTTAAATGTATAATCTCGACTACTTACAACTTTATTATTTTTTAAAATTTCAATAGTCATTGTTACAGAAGTCGGGTTAGTGTCTCCGTTATCTTCTTGTTTCAATAATCGTTCAACGCCCAATGTCATACGAATACGATTGACATTAGTGTCAGTAACAGTTTTAATGATTGGTTTATCTTTTAAAATCTTACTACTAACGTTGATTTCTTTTTCAACCGAATTAAATTCTTTCAATACATCTTGATCTTGCGTACCTGCATTGGCATACACCGATACGTTTTTGAAATTAAATGTACCGTCCGCATTACACAAAGGGGTCTTGTCGAGATATACTGATTTCATATCATCAACAAGACCCTCAATTTCACCCTCTGAAATAACTTCAAGTATGCGTAAAATTTGAAAGCTACGCCCTGTCTCTTTTGCTTCAACAGGGGTATGTGAACTGCCACCTTTACTTTTACCGCCCATAATAAATCCTATTTTCTACGTTTTAAGCCAAATTTACCACGTTGTTTATCAACTTCGTCATCAGGTTTAAATAATTCAACTTTTAATGTTTCAGCACCTTTACCAATAATTAATGAGCCTACAAGAATACGTCCATAAGCCAATGGTACAGGTCTGCCTTGAGCCACTAAATTTTGTAGGTTCGAGAATGAAGTAGATTGTTTTTTCTCCGTTTCATTTCGATTTGGTTGGTCGGCTGACGGCATTTTTGTTAACATTTGAGCTACACCACTTGCCATTAAGCCCACGCCGATTGTACCAATAACTGCACCGATACCAGTCCAGCCAAACATATAACCAACCACAGCAAGCACAGCACCTGCAACAAACTGTACAGCACCGCCTGATCCACCAATAACAGGAATAACGTGCAATATATCTCCGTCAACAAGTTCAGCTAATACGTCATCTTTAAGAGTTGGTGTTGTAAAATAACGTTGACCTAATTTAACTTTAAAAAATTTATGTTGTTGAATAGTTTTACGCAATCCATTAATTTGGCAATATAATGCGTTTAATGCTTCTGCTGAATTTACAACGTCTACTAATTTAAATTCGCTTCCAAATTTTCTAAGATTGCCGTAAAGTTTAACTGTGATTTCCATTTATACCGCCAAATTGAATGTGTATTTTTCAACCAATATCCACCTAACATATCTCGCTTGCTTAATCTGTCAATCGAATGATGAATAAATAATTGATTACCGATATATACTCCTGCGTGGTTAGCAATTTCCGACCCTATTGTAAATAAAATCACATCTCCGATTTCAGGTACGTCAACTTTTTCAAAACCATATTTAGGTAAGCTGTCAACATATAAATTCATTCCTTGTTCGTACCAATCATCAGGATATTTAAATTCGGGAAAATCTATACCTGCAAGCATATAACAATCTCTAAAAAGATTATAGCAATCCTGTTTATTAAATTCAAACGGGCGACCTAATAATGGGGCAATAGGGCGATATTTCATAACATTATCATCACACACTAAAACCCAATCTAAATTTAATAAGGTTTGATTTTCCATATCATATTTTGACAAATAATTTCGCCCGTTTGTATGTGAATGAACAATAGCAATAACGTTATATTCAATTAAAACAGAATTATCTAATTCAAATAATTCAGTCGGATTATTTGACAAATTAGCACATTGTTTAAATTTGACATTATTGTTGTCATCTAAAAATAAAATACCGCACATTTCTTTTGGAAATTCTTTTTTGGCGGTATTTATTAAAATTTGTTTTAATTCTTCTGTAATCATATTAGCCTACAATTTATCTATCGCTATATATGCGCCAAAGTTTCTCGTATTATTGCGTAGTCCGCAACCCGTCATACATTTTGAGCATTTATCTTCTTTCGGGTCAGTAGTCGGTTGATCCTTTTCATTTGCCACTGGTCCACCTGTATAGCCACATTCAGGGCTACGATAAATAAATTGGCAAGTATTAGCCATCATCATTCGAGCGGGTAATAATAAACCGTCTAATTCTGTCGGAATAGCTAATTTAAAGCGAACAACATCAATACCCAAACTTTCAACTTGTTCAATGACATAATAATTGACAATTTCATTGTGTATATTGTGTTTAGGGTTAGTGTTATTAGGAAAATTAATAGGGTCTAAATTATCGGCATAAACTTGTCGTCTGCAAACAATCGCACCTAAACAATCTTCAAATTCATTGACTAAGCCTGTGACAAAACCAAACAAATTAGAAATTGCCAAAGTTGGACGGTTGCTAGTGCCTTTTACACTGCTTTCAAAGCCTGATCCTTTAATCGGATAAGGTTGATATGTCTGCCCTTTCCACACAATGCTTTCGCCTTTCTCATTGACCCCATTGTGTAGGCGATACATAATGCCTTGTGTACCTCGCACGGAAGTCAATCGTGTCAAGTCAATATCCCACAATTCCAATAAAGCGTCCTGCTCTAATTTAGCAAGCTCTAACTTCATTCCGACTGGCAATTCTAATCCCATTATAAAGTTTCCTTAAACGTCATTGATATTTCAATTACACCGTTGTCATAAACGGGCGACCATTCTTGACAATAGACCTTGATAGGCTTACTGTTAGGAGATAAATAAGAAGTCCAATTAAACGCTTTGTAGCCCTCTTGTCGTTCTAAAAAATCTGTTACTGCTTTGCTGTCTCCGTCAACAATAATTTTTCCGTTTTTGTTGAAATACGTGCCTTTAAACTTTACGCTAAACGTGCGCTTTAAGTTTTTAATACCTTTCTTAGAACGTTGCTCATAACCGTCATCAAATTGCACTCGATTAATGTTCGCTTTGACGCTTTCATTAACACCTGCTTGAACTGGATAATTAAATGTTTCTATGCTCACGCTAACATTCCCCCTGCGTCTCGTTGTTCTTCTGCTAATACTTCATAAATAACTGTTCTTGTTTGCTCTCTAAATTGATTTAATGTGTCAGCGTCAAGTTGACCGTTTCCATTAATCGTTACATTTTGCGTAACGTGTACAACGTGTCCGCCACCACCCATTACTTGTTTATTAGAGAATACCCGACCGTTATCCCCTGCAATCATATACTGGCGACCCGATCTAGATTGATAAATTTCAGGCGCATTGCCCTCACCGACTTGATATAAATCCCCTGCGTTTACTGTACCGCCATTACGTCTCGCACCTGCAATCGCCATTGTTTGAGCCATAGCTAAAGTGCTTGCCATTCCTGCCATAGCAGGGGGTGCGTTAGCCCCATAAGACGCAAGTGATACTAATGTTGCAGGGGTAGCCCACGCACTTGCCATTGCGGTTGCCATTGCGCTTGAAGTGGCTAATTGAGTAGCCATCATTGCTTTACCGAATGTCATCTGCATTACTTGTTGAGCAACCCATTTAACACCCATTTCGATAATAGCGTGAACAACACTATTTAGAATTGTTGACGCTAAATCTCTCATTGCGTCAGAAATTGATTTAGTACCAGTTAGCACACTCATTAAATTATTAGTGGCATTTTGTGTAAAACTTTCAAAAGCACTGGCAACTACCTCGTACATTCCACCCATATTGTGTAGGTTTTCTAAACGTTTATTGTAAATAGCGTCTTGATACTGGCTGTCAAGTGTTTGCAACGCCATTTGAGCCTGTTCTTCACTTAAATAATTTTTTCTGCGTAAATCTTCAATATGTTGATAATAACTATCGTGTTGAGCTTTTAATTGTTCAAGACCTTGATTTACTCCATAAGTTGCACCCATTGAACCAACCATATTGTCAACATTAATTTGTCTATCTTGTTGACTAATATTTGCTTTTGACAATGCGTCTAATTTCAAACGCCATTGCTCTTGTTGGCGAGCTAAACTATTTTCTTCAATAGCATTAATTTGTTTAGCTAATTCTTTTTCACGTTCAACTGCGTCAATCTTACTTTTAATAACAGACATTTCTTGATCTGTTAAATTCACACCTCTTTGTTGTAACTCTAAACGCAACGCATAAAGTGAGTTATATTTGCTGTAATTTTGATAACCCTCTTTCAATAAAGCTAATTCGTCATCAAGTTTGCCTACATACTGCTCTTGTTTCTCAATGGCTTTTTGACGTTCTTTAGCTTCGCTTTGTGCGTCTTTAAGGTGCTTACGAGCATTGCGTTGTGCTTCTGCGTCAGCTTGCTTGCGGTCATCAAGGGCTTTTTGTGCTTTTATCCGTTCGTCTAATAAAGATTGTCCCTCTTTGGTTAAAGAGCCGTCATTACCTCTAAATTTTTCAAGGTCTTTGGATAATTGTTTTTCAACTTCCATTGCACGCTGTTTTTCTTTACTCGCTTTAGAGTAATCTAACTGCCATTGCGTTTCCTTTTGAATACGATTTTTTAGTTCTTCGGTAACTTTATCTTTTGTCTTTTCGCCAGTTTCATTAATAGCAGGCGCTAAATCAGCCGATAAGCCAAGTAATAGTTGTAATTGACTGCGTAAATCTTTAACAGATTTTGTCAATTTCTCATATTTTTCTTTACTTTCTTCAACAATTTTTTTCTGCGTTTTTAATTCTTCGTTTGCTTCAATATCAGAATCTTTTTTACCGTCAATAGCTTTTTTAGCATTATCAATTCTTTCAATCTGTTCTTCCATATTGTATAAAACAGATTTCATTATTTCGACATTGTTTTCGTTAGCTTTGTCTAAATCTCGTGCTGTAGTTGCTTGTTCAGCTTGTAAATCAATTAAACGTTGTTGAGCTTCGGCTTGACGTTGTAATGCTAATTCATTTAATTTAATGCCTTGTGCTATGGCATACTCATCTTTTTCTGTAAGTTGATTGTTTTTATAACGCTCTAATGTTGCCGTTGCATTATCGTACGTTTTTTGCTGTTCAGCGATTTTGATATTTAAATCTGCAATTTTCTTTTCGGTTTCAGAAATTGTAGATTTATTTTTTTCCATTGCTTGATTTAATAACGCATTTTCTTGTGTCAATTTAGTGTATGACATAAGTCCCATTTGCGTATTAATATCTTTTAAACGAGAAATATAATCGTCAACTTTAGCTTTATCTTGATCGTAGCTAGGGAATAAACTTTTACCTAAACCTGTATCAAATAGATAATCCATTCCGATAGCTAATGCACTCACACCTGCAATTAGCCACCCTATTGGAGAAGCGCCCACAACACCGTTAAATGTAGCAATGATACCTGTTGCCCCTGCGTAAGCTATTTTAACTTTGTCGATTGTGGTAATAAGTGAGCTTAATGTTTTTAAACCTGCACTAAATGCAACGGCAACGCCAAACGCAACCGCAACTTTAGTTGCTAACTCTAAATTATTAGAAATGTATTTAATTGCATTACCAAATGTTTCCGCTAACCCTGTATCTTTAAACATAGCACCAAAATATGTTTGTGCTTCTGTTTGTAGATTTTGTAGGTGCATTGCAACGGTAGGTGTTAAATTGGCAAATCTTTGATCTACCGATTCTGCAGCATCTAAAAAGGCTTGTTTCATTACTTCGCCTGTAATTTTGCCTTTAGGGGCTAATTCTAATAACTCCCCACGAGTAACACCTAATTTGCGAGCCAATGCGTCTGCCAACGGGGGCATTGTTTCCATTACAGTACGAAACTCGTCCCCGTCCAATTTGCCTTTGTTGAACGCTTGAGAAATTTGCAATAACGCTGAACTACTTTCGGCTGATGTCAAACCTGCCAATGCCACTGTTTTAGTCAAAGTTTGTGTGATTTGCATTGCTTCGGAAGCACTACCACCCGTTTGTTTCAACGCCATATCAAGACGGGTGTATAACTGTGTCGTACTTTGTAAATCACTATAACTGTTCTTAGCAATGTCAGTTAAACTTGCTAAACGGTTTCTAGCACGTTCTGCATTGTCTGCAACTAATGTCAATTTATTAATAGCTGATTGATATTGGTCACCAAGTTGCGACATACCGATAGCTGTTGATACTGCACCCGACAAAATAAACATTGTGCCTATAAGTTGACGTAATCCAATATTAGTTTGTGCGGAAGCGTGTGAGTTGCGTTGGAATTGTTGTTCAAGACGGGCTTGAGCTTGTTGTAGGCGAATTGTTGCTGTAATGGCTTGAGTGGACGCAATTTGTGAGCGAATTTGAGCAGTATTTGCCCGTGCTTGAGCGTTAGCCAAGTTGTTGGCGGAAATAGCACCTTGATTTTGAGCGTTTGATAAGGCTTGCTGTTCACGCTGTAAACGTGTAGTAAGGATTGACGCTTTTGTTTGCTCTTGTTGTAGTTTAGTTTGTGCGATTTGTAATTTTGTCGCTTGTAATGCGGTTTCTGAAAAACTACCGTTTAATTGAGACGAGACTTGAGATAGTTGTCGCATTTGACTAGCTAAACCGCTAAAATTAGTTCGTCCTAAATTTGTAATAGCGTTTGAAAATCCATTAATATTACGAGACGAAAGACTACTAACTGCATTTTTCAATACATTTAATTGATTAGCTGTTGTTACACTAGCAACACCAATAGCCTTAATCTTTTGTTCAATTTTACTGTCAATTTTATCTTCAACATTGACGCTTGCTTGAATTTGTGTCATAGTCTTTCTCTTTTCATTTGCTCAACTGCGTCTGCCACACAATGCTGAATATAGTCTCGTTCCGCTTGCGAAGAATACCCCATATTCAGCAATTCAATGTAATCCACATTATTGGTAATATACACGATTTCACCGACTTTCGCACGTTGAATTATCGCACCCCCAAGAGACATTGTTACACCTGCCGAAATGCTTTGTGTTGACCCACTAACCCCAATCTTATGGGCTTCAATCTTACGGCTATTTTGCTTACCTAAACCCACAATCCAGTTTGATAGAGCCTTAGAGGTATCAACTGGCGTTCTCTCGACCAAGAGCAAGAGAATTGTTTTTGCAAAGTTTATTTTAAAACGGTTAATGCGCTTTTTAATATCCTTGTCAAAACGTTTTAATTGTGAGTTTAAGGTTTTCATTGTTTACCCTTTGTTGTAATGTTTAACAACAACCATATCTAAGGCACGCATAATTGATACAAAGTCAAACATTTCTTCGTGTGTTTCATACGTCAAAAACTTAGCGTATTCAATAATTTTAGTGATAGGTATTGGAGATACGTTAAACCCTACTTGACGTTCGCTTTCTAACACAAAAAAGGCTTGCAAATAAAAATGCAAGCCCTCGTCAATTAGTTCAGGTTTATTCCGAATAAAATCAGGTAATTCTTCCCCGTTTTTTAACGCTTGCTGTAAAACCGCATTGTCAGAATTACCGTGTTTCAGTTCGTATTCCAATACCTCTATGAGTTTTTTGTTGCAGTCTCAACGCTGTCTAAACCGTAGTTTGCACGGTCAAGCGAGAAATTAACTAATTCATTTACCAAATCAGGTAAATCAGCTAATAACGCAACTGCGTTCTCACGGCTGAACGGTAAATCGTTGCCGTCTTTATCGGTAATGTTGTTCCAACCTGTAATCAAGTGTTCTGCAAACACACGAGTACGGGCTTCTTCACGTTCGGTTTCGTCAACGTCTGCCATTTGCAAGCTAATTTCGGCTTGAGCTTTTACGTGTTCAACGTTGCGAGCGCACCAACGACCAACAAGAATGTAAGTGTCGCTGTCTTTGTCAATGTAGAATGGTACACCAGTTTTTTCTTTTTTACAGTCAGAACCATATTTAGCGTAAATATTAATTTTAGTCATTTTAAGCACCTTATTTAAGTTAAATTAAAACAGTCAGACAAAATCATCTGACTGTTTCATTATAAATTACATTGCAACTTTAGGCAATACTGGGAAATTGACATACATCATTGTATAGCCGAATTTATTTTCAGCACCGCTTGCTTCTAATTCCAATGTAATCGGATTGTCTTTTTCAACATTCAATGTACCGCCACCTAAAGCAACTAACGGAATGTCAAAAATGAACCCTTTTTCTTTTGTGGCAAATAACGCATATAAGCCCACATCTGCGTTTTTACGTACGGCTTCAACTGCTTTAACCGTGGTAAAATACGCAGTGGTTTTACCGCTAACTTCAAAATTCCCTGCCGATACGTCAATCGCTCCGAAAGTACCCAACGCTTTATTTTCAGATAAATTGTTGTTTACTTCGATTGAGGTTTCGGTAACGTAGGCAAATAATGGAGTTGACGTAGAGTTAGTGTCATCAACCAACGATAAACGGATTGAACGAATATCGCTAGTTGTGTTAATACCACTTTCACCTAAAGAAGCTGTCAATTTACCGTCAGATAATAATGCACCTGTACGGTATTCATTATTGGTTGCCGTAAAACTCAAATCAGCTTTCAACATTTCGCCTTGTTTGGCTTCAAGTGAAAACTCACCTAATACCGCACCGCTAATATATTCAGCTTGATTTTGATTTGTTGACAAATCTTTTCCGAGTGTACGTTCAAAACAATACGATTTGCGTTTAATCAAATCCGCAGTACGTTCGTTTTTCAACACAGTACCCATAAAGATTTTAATTGTTTTGCTTGCACCTGCGTCAGCACTTAAACCTGCTTTGAATGTACCATTGTCAAAAGTTAATTTCTTAGCTTCGATTTTTGATACACGAGCATAGAACGCCCCTGCGGTGTCAAAACGTTCAGTCGGATTATCACCACCAACAAAGATCCATTCACCCTCAACTAAACCAAGCGTGGTAAAGTCTGCGGTCGTAGCGGTCAAAGAATAAATGTTGCTTGCTGACGCAAATTTAATATCACCGCTTGCGCCTGTGAATTGGTAGTTAGTTTTCTTACGGGTATCTGCAAAGAATACACCCTCTAATAAACCGTTAAGGTTGTTTTGAGTAAAGTCGATATTAAAACCGCCTTTAACACTCAAATCGGTAACAACGCCTTTTTGGTTTTGACGAGAGATTGACAATGGAGTACGGTTAGTTGTACTTAACTCTCCGCCAAAGTCAGAGAAGCTGTTCGGTTCTAACGCTTGCCATTTTGGACTGCTAGGCAACTGCCCTAAACATTCCTCAACGGCATAATTCAAACCAACAACATTACTGTCAATCTTTTTTGTTTCACAAGTTGCCATAATGCTATCCTTTTATTTATACGATTTCGTCAAACTCATAGCTAAATGTTATGTCATAACGATAGCTATTGTTTTCCATATTGTACGGACTTGCTGTAATATGGCGAACCCACAAACAGTCAAACCGTTTTTGGCGTAATGCGTTTTTCAACTCTTGAGCAATCATCTCCATTTTGGAGTACCCATTTGGAATTGACCGTGCCATAAAGAAGTTGATAGCGTACACACCCTCGCTAGTATAACGTACTTTGCCTAAATCTTCTACATCAACAGCCAAAGTGTCTTGATCTTCCCTAATAATTCTTCGGTTGAAATAAATTCTCAATTTTTGATTGGAGTTATCGGGAAGAACGTTACTATGGAAGTCAAATTCAGCGTCAATTTCTTTTTCTTTACAAAGCTCTTTTAATTTGCTAAAAAGAAATTTATTCAATTCGTCAATCGCTAAAACAGCTTTCATTATTTAAGCTCCAATTTATACAATACGTCTTTCCCGTTAGGATTAATTCTAACAACCGATTGAATAGCGTGTGTTACACCGTTTACAGTAAAAGTATCATTGATAGTTGGAACAAAATTACTATGTGGCATGTAAGCAATGTAGTTATTGTCAACCATTGCCCGTTCGCCTTGTATTCTAAATGTTTCTCTTGAATATTTTGGAGACGGTAATACGATAATGTCAACTAAAACAGTTTTTGTTTCAAACTCATTATTCCAGTTTTCTTCTGTTTTAATTTGACGATTATATTTCGCTTTATTATAACCGTATTTTTTAATCAGACGGGTTGCTGTTTGCGATAGACGGTCGTAAATATCTGCCATATTATCTACCCACACTTAATGTGTAGCCGTTGCTGACTAAGTATTGGCTAAGATACCGTTCAACCATAGGAAATTTACCGAATAACACTTCGGTCAACATATCTTCGGAATATTGCACCTCTAATACGTCAATTTTCTCTTTCTTGATAATGTCATCTTTCGATACATTGACTGGCAAAAGACTAAACCCTAAACTTTGCGCTTCTACTGCATAAAATAACGCCTTTTTCAAATTACGCATATCGTAAAGGTGCGGATTACCCGTACACGAATCTGATTGTTGGCGTGGAAAAGCTAATGCTTGTTCAGGGTTTAGTCTTTTACCAACCATTCTATTTTCAAGGCTGTCAATAAAATTAGTTGCACGGACTAAATAAATGGCTATTTGTTCATTTCCGACATCTTCGGTTTCCATTCCGTTTAATTTTGCAAATTGACGAAATTCGTCAACACTAGCATAAACGTTAGCGTCAATTAAACCTGTGTTATCTTCAACAATCAAAGTAGCCATTCTATTACCTATTTTTTATCTGATGGTGGGACTGGTGGAGTACCGAAAGCGGTTGCTTTTGGCTGTTCGTCCTTAGCCTTATCAGCTTCACCATTACCTTTTTCATCTGATGGTGAGACTGGTGGTTCTAAAGGCGGTTCAGGTGGATTGCCCCCGACATCATCACCGACACCCTCTAAGTATTCCTCATATTGAGCAATCACTGTATCAGGGTCGGGCAAATGTTTCAAGTGTTCAGGCACAACACCGATAACTGCGTCAACAATTAAACTGTCCTGCGGTGTGTATGTTTCTGCATTGAGAATAACACAAGGATAATGTGCCAAACTGTTAATAATGCTTTGTTCTTTTTTTGTAGGTAAATTACCTATACAAAAGATAGCAATAATTGGTTTTTTCATACGTTTACCTTTAAAAATAGGCGGTTGTTACACCGCCATTAAATTACGCTTTTGCGTTGGCAATAATTACGCCAGTTTCGTCTTTCGCTTTGTCGGAAATACGTTCCCAGTTACTTGCAGACGTAATCGCACTGTAAGATAGACCGTTCATTGTGTCAGAAGTTTTGTAACGATAGTTAGCAACTTTCAATGTAGAAGTCCATTCAGCTTGAAAACGTTTACCCAAGTTTTCTTTACCAGTGATCGGCACAATTTCTGATACAAAATCTTCTTCGTAGCCCACAAACGCAGAATTCTTTTTGAGACCAAGAATATAGTTTGCTTGTGCAGTTACGAGCGACTTGTTGTCAGTAATTAAGAATGTTTGACCTAATGCGTTACGCATAATGGTAACACCGCCAAAGTCAAATAAACGTTCAGCGTTTTTAAACGTAGTTTCAACCAAGTCAAAATACTGGGCTGAGTGCATTACAAACAATTCGATTGAATTGTATTGGTCGCCCATAGGTTTAACCGCTTTGATTAAATCTAAATGCGACAATTTTGCAGTGTTCGGAATTGTTGTTTTGACCGCACTGTTTGAATTTAAACAGGTTGCCAATGCACCGATTGCAACTTCTGCCATATATTTTGTGGTTTGGTCTGCCATAGCACGAGCGATTTTCACACCTGCTAATTCAGGGTTTTGTTTAACCCAGTTAAATTCAGCGTGTGTCCACTCAATCGGGTGCATACCTAAACCCATTTTGACGGCATTATCTTTAACACGGCTAAAACCTTTAGAGGTCAAAGTATTGTCTGCGTATGGATTACGAGATTTGATTAAATCTTGACCTAAAATAAGGTTCATAGATTGTTCAAAATCCCCTAAGATTGATTTTGTGCCAAGTACAATCGCACCTTTTGAATGACCATTGAATACTTGCACATTTTCTTTGATAAGTTCTTGACCCATAGCATATACGGTACGTTCAAAAACTTCTAATGCTGTTAATGACATATGTCATAACTCCTACTCTTGTGAATTAAGGTTAGCCTTAGCAATTTGTGCCAATTCAAGATCGCTCATTTCGCCAAGACGCTTTGGTTGTTCGCCTGTCGGAGTACCACTCGGACTGTTTGCACCTGCTTTAGCACCGCCATTCGCAGAAGTTGCTTTAATGATAGCACTAAATTCTTTGTTGTCAATAAATGATTTTTTCAATTCATCAACGGTTAATGCAGAGCGTTGACCGTTTTCATCTAAGACCACTAATTTAGGGCTGTCGCCACTTAAATCCACACCTAAACGACTACGGATATGTGGGGTAATTAAGTTAGGGTGTGTTGAAATTTCGTTAGCCATTGCTGTAACAGCACTATCAACTAATGATTTCGTTACATACCCATTATGTTTTTCTTGTAAATCTTTAAATTCGGATTCAAGTTTACCGTATTTATCCGTCCACGATTTTTCAATGGCTTCAACGTCTTTGTCGCCTTTTGCCTTTTCGTATTCTTCTTGAGCTTTCTTCTTAGCACGTTCTTCCGCTTTACGGATACGTTCTTCTTCTTCGGCTTCATATTTAGCAAGTTTTTCTTCGGCAGATTTCTTTTCAGCTTTTAATGTTTCAAAAGCCGTGTCATCTAAATTTAAAATAAATTCATCTCCGACTTTTGTGTAAAGTTCTTGCACTTCTTTTGTCAACTGTTCTAATTCACTTTGACTAATTTTGCGCTTTAGTTTCATTTTTCGCACCTTTTGTTACGTTAGTTGGATTTAATGCAGATTCTTGTTTAGCTAATTCAATCTGCTCTTGTTGTGCTTTCGCACGTTCTTCGTCAATTTCTTTTTTAGCCACTTCGTTTTCCTGTGTAGCACTTCCGCCACGTTTTAAACACTCACGCATTTCAGTAAACGAAATAGCCCCTTGTTTCCAAGCATTGATAAAGAAATTCTGTTCATCTGAACCAACACGATTATACTCAAAGTCGGTATTTAGTTCAAATTCAACATTCTTGTCATCTAGCCCACATAAACGGTGTGCAACTTGTAACGCTTTGGTATAAGCGTCAGATACATTGTCAGCACAATTCGCTAAGATTGAACCTTGAGACGGATTTTCAACTTTAACTTGATACGCAGTTTTTGCCACATTGTCGCTATCTAAAAACTTCGCACCAAACGCACTCATTTGCTTTTCTTTCTTCTCCATACTTTCAGCCAAGCCACTGTCAGCCTTAGCTTGAAGAAGCCCTGCTGTACCGCCATTTGCCAATTTAATTGCGTGTTCTGAACCTAGTTTAATTACGGGAGTTTCAGTAGATCCAACAGGTACAGATTTATTGCCATCAAGACCACTTACAAAAAGGGTTGCTTGACCTGCAATAAACATTGTATTTTCGTAGTCGGCACTATTGCGGTAATGAGCAATGTTTAGACTTGCCAAATCGTATAAGATTGGATTGTCGGGATAAGGATTATTGTTTTCCATTCCGATAAAAAAGAATGGAATGTAATCAAGTGTTTGCCCGTTAGCGTCAGTAGGAACAATCGTTTTATATTCTTTAAAATCATTAACTTTAGCAATGCTGTTATCGGCTGAACTGCGATAAATTACTTGTTTGTAAACACCGTCAACTAAATGTAATACTCGTAATTGTTTACGTTCTTTAACTTCAAAGCCGTCTGCGTCAACTTCAAAATAATTTTCACCCAATACAACCAATGTCAATCGTTCTTCCGCACCAACATCTTCTACACGGAAATTCTTAATATCAAACGGGCTGTATGGTGTAATTGTCGGACGATAACCGCCTTTTTCAAAATCGGCTAAAGATACTGCACCTTTTGTTTCAGGGAAGTCAACAAATACACCACCATAAGCATACGCTAACGCATAATTTAATGATTGTTTAGCACATTGGTCTAAACTAACACCATTACCTGTCGCATTTTTAATCATATATTTGATTAAATCATTCTCAGCTGTATTAACCACGGGTGGTTTAATAAACACCTGTGCCATTAACTCGTAAAGTGTTCTACGAGTTACATTAAGGAAAACAGCACGGTCTTTGTATGCTTTATAGCGGTTATCCTCGACCTTTTCACAATCAGGTTTAGACGTTGACGGATAAGGCAAATATAACGTACCTTTTTCTTTAATTGTTAATTCACCCTCTAAACAATCTCGAATTAATCGCCATTGTCGCTTTTTAGAAACAATTTCCTTACGCTCGAATGTTACACCTTGTTTTACATTATACATTGGAATACTCCACACTTAACATAATTGAACCATCACCAACACCGTCAAGAATACGATAGCGAACCATATCGTAGGCGTGATCTTCGGCTGACGTGTCAACATCATCAATTCTCTTTTCATCTCTAGGTAATACTGGAATTGTTGAAATACTAGCAACACAATTATTCATAAAATATATGTGAGGTTCTTCCGCATTGTCGGTTGTATTTTTCAACATATCTCTAAATAATTGTAAACCATTCACACGGCTTCCGCTACTCTTATTTGACCGCTCCCAATAAACATTTTCACTAGCCATAATGTCAGCAATACAGTCATTGTCGCTATTTGTATTATTCCAAATTTGATTGTCAGCCGATCCACTTGCTACGGTTCGTTTAATCCAACCGCTTTCTATTAATCCCTGTTCAATCTTTTTGATACCTCTAGCAATATCTCTAGCCGACATTTTTAAGCCTTTGTTTGTACCGATTTCTTCCGTTCCGTACCATTCATAAAATTGAATCAATGACCCTTTTGGCGGTGCAAACTTAATCCATTCCCCATTATCCAATAAGACATCTGCCTCTTCCCCGTTGGCACACGCCCACCAACCTACACTAAATGGGTGCGAGCTACCCCAGTCAAAACTACGGTCAATGTACCAACCCTCTGGAATAACAAAACGGCTAATAACGTGCTTGCTTCTATCCCATAAATCACCAACTGCACCACCGCTTACAATATCCCAAGACCCTAACGCCCAAGCTCTACGGATATTAGGGTCAGGATAATTTAATAGGCTTGCAATATAGTTAGGGGATAAATAGATATTCTCAACGTATGATGAAAACAAGGCAACTTGAGTTTTCTCAACTAATTCCTCTTGTTTTGTTTTCGGATTGAATACTTTGGTTTGACGTTTGACTACCGTCCCATAAGGCGCTGGATCAATAAACCGTTTTTTGACCCAATTATGCCCTGCACCGAAAGGGTTGGTTGTAGAAAAAACCATTAAAGGGATTGGCGGTAAATAATAGGTTCGACCCCGACTGTCAATTTTAGGGTGTTCGTGAGATACAAAACCACTACGATTACAAGATTGAATGGTATCATATAAATAACTTGTTGGATATTTTGTCAACTCATTAAAACCAATAAATGTGTACTCGTGTCCGTGATATAACCAATAATCGCTGTCTTGACGTAATCTACGGAAAAGCAATTCTTCACCTGTCGTCCAAGTCCATTTACTATCTTTAATGTTATATTTAGCGTTTGGCATTTTACCGAAAATACGTCTCGATTTAACGATAATATCGTCAAGGTTTTTATACTCTTGATCGAAAATAATACCTCGCCAATAACGACCGTAACCCATACCCACATACTTTGCAAATGCCATAAGTTGCGTATCGGTTTTTCCACCGCCACGTGTGCCACAATAAAGTGTTTCGTCAGCCCGTGTGTCAACGGCAATTTCTTGCGAACTACCTTTAATAGGTTGCCATAAAACGTTAATATTACTCATTCTGCGCTAATAAATTTTCGGTCGTTTCTCTTAAATTATGTTGTTGATTACGCATTTTTTCTTCCCAGTTTATTGTATCACCGTTGTCTGTCAACAAAATAACATTCTGCACAGCACTTTCAGTTTGTTCTCCGCTATCAGAGAATCCCATAATTTCAGAGTATTCTTTTAACGCTAAGATTTTCTCTCTTGCGTTGTGTGTATTATGTGCAATATCCAATAACATTTGAGCAATTTTTTCTCTGTTCGGTAATACGTCAATCAAGCCATCATTTAAATAATGCTCGACAAAATTGATTACTTCTTCGTCAAAAATCCAATTATTTTTAGCATAAAGTTTAGCACTTACATCAAACTTAAAAATAATATCCATTTGTGGATCTGTAAATGCATTATCGCTATCTCGTTGCCAACGGGCTAATAATTTAGCATATTGTTTTTTCATTACAGAAATTTCGTCAGGCGAAAACTTGACTGCAATATAATCACTTTTCCAATTTCCCATTGTGAATTTCCACCTTTTTGCTACAAATAATATACAAGTCTCTTACTTCAAGATACTTTTCAACTAAATCTAACCAATTAGCATTTTCTTCTAAATCGTCAAAAGGTTGACAAGGCGGAATATGCTCACTTTTTATCACTACTTTGTTTGTGCAACTTGTCAATAATAATAGTAGGAATGTGGCGGTTAAGACATTCTTCATCTTTAGTACCTTTTACTGTCTTTATGATTTCTTTAACAACAACTTTTCGCTCTTTAGCACTTTCTGTCAAATCTTTAATTTCTTGATCGTAGGCTTCAATAACAACTTTTTGTGCTTCCTTAGCCGTTTCGATTTCAAGTTTTTGCGATTTGATTGTATCGTTCAAAGTGCCGATATGTCGTAATCCAATAAATCCTAAAAAACCAATCACAACATAGCTTAAAATAACATATAATCGTATCATTTTAAACACCATTTTTGCTCGTCTAATCGTCTTGCGTATAACCCTGCAATACGAACCATTTTACCATTTTCATTACGACCATACGACCAGTCAAGAAAAGCATTACACATTTCGGTATATTTGCCCGTTAATGCAAACGCTCGTATCTTTGTCATTTTGTTTGTGCCAATAGCTTTGCCACAGCCTACATTGAATACAAAGTCAGTTAATGCTTCTCGCTGACCTTTCGTCAACTGTTTGCCATTAAAACTCTGCATTACGCATTGTTCAGCAACATACAGGTCTTTATTCAATACGTCTGCCACTTGTTCAAGGGTCATAGTTTCAGTCGGCTTCATTCGACCGCATAAATGCCCTATGCCCTGCGTCCATAAACCGCCAGTATCTTTGTAGGCTTTAGTTCGGCAACCCTCCCACTTTCCTGTTAAGTGTTCAATGGCTTCGGCACTATACAAAACAGGATATGTCAACGTATTATTTTCTTGTTTTTCTGCAAAAATACTTACTACTGCTCCGACCGAGCATACCCCTAAAGTAATAACTGCTTTATTCAACTTCATTTTTACGCCCTAACTTTAACTGATGTTCTTCTTCTAACATTTTCAATTTACGCATATCAATATACCAACTTTTAATAAAGTTGAATGCTGTAATAAGCGCAGTTATTAGTAAACACCATTCATTAACTGTCAATGCACCAAGTATTCCCGATACACTGCCCCACATAGTGGAAACTTCGTTCAACGCTCTATTTAAAATGTCTCTCATTGTCATTCTTTCTATTTCGACCATACCATCAAAAATATTATAGCGTGAAAGGCGCATAAAAGAAAAGGACTGATTTTAGTCAGTCCCCTCTTTTGCACCGGAAAATTATTATGCTTTACGCCATACACGATAGCCGTTTTCGACAGTTACCGTGATGAATTGAACCGTACTGTCCGCACCGAATCGGCGTTTACGAGTTTGTGATACAGTTGCAGCTACACGTTTACGACCTTTTTCTTTATTTTCGCCATCTTTGAACGGCACTAAGAAAGATTGACCTACGGTCATAATTTGTAATGGCATTGTGGTTTTACGACCATTTCGAGTTTGCGTTACTTCAGGAATCGGAATATTGTCATCTAATTGATACGCATAATTTGATTCTGTTGCATTTTGGATTTCTTCCATTTTGTTTTCCTCTTTTGTTGGATTTTCGTTTGTTGAAACTTGTTCGCTACCCGTTACAATTTCGTGAGCGATTTCATTGTTTACAACTTGATAACCAAGTTGTGTGATTGCTAATTCAAGCATTAATGGATTACCCTCTTTAGGGCGACTTTCAACTAACGCTTGAGCTGTCAAACCTGCTACCGCACCATTTTTCACCGATACCACTTTGTAAGGTTTTGTTTCAGTTGGTGTATATTTAGCAGTTTCTTCTAATAAGTCAAATTCTTTTTGAGTTACAGTAATCATAATTTCGCACCTTTTAAATTAAATAAACCGTTAAAACTTTATTGCCTTAACGGTTTCGTATTTTAATGATTTAATTCTCTCTGTCAACAGAAAAAAAAAACAAATTTCAAGAAAATTGTGTCAACTGATTAAATTTTAACCAACAAGCGTTACATTTTGAAAACAGCAACGTCTCTAGGCGAATAATCAGAACAATCTAGAAAAATAGTATTATCTTTAACATAGAAAATAAAATTATCATTTTCATCATTTAACGTTGCACAAACATCATTCAATTTAGCAACCATTAAATCAAACGCACGCTCTTTAAATTCACTAGCATTAGGACGGTTCATTAAACACCTCGTCATATCCATAATATTGACAAATAACTTTTTTTGCTTGTTCAGCACCATAACAAATAGCATAGCCGTAACCCAGTTTGCCTACATTATCGAGGAACGCTAATTGTTCGGCTGACGGACGACCTTTTTTGTTGTCGGCAACTTTCATCTCAATATAAAGCCCGTGATACCCATTCAACGGCACAGGTAGGAAAATATCAGGCACACCCTTTTTCACACCCTCTGCTTTGAGCATAGAGCCACGAATTTTATTAGTTTGACTATCATTACCTCTTGCACCACCATTCGGAATAGCGTGCATTAGCGACAACGTAGGCACTGGTTTAAGCTGATCTTTAGCGTAGGGCTTAGGGGCTTGAGCCAAAACTAATTCAAACCCTGCATAAGCCACTTCGTTAGCCCAACGAAAAAGCTCAACCTGTTCACTATGCTCCGACTTTGTTGTTGTACTCATAGATCATCTTCTCGATTTCGTCAAAACTTTCTTTAACACGGATAACGTTTTCCTCTGTACTGGTTGAACGAAATTCAACAGCTACCTCTCCGTCAGGCTGTTCAAAGAAGCCAACAATATGCTCAATGTTTAAAGCAACCTTTAAATCATTATAAGCGTTTGTTAAATGAATAAATTTTAGCATTTGTCGCCCTCAATTAATACGTTACCGTCAGAATCTAACACACGTTTAACTTTAACGTGGTTGCCGTATGTTTTACAAGCAAGCGAACGGCAATGTGAAATTAAACGCCCTTTGTTTTTTAAAATACCGCTATGTACGCTAACATTTAATTCGTGCAACGTTTCAATGTCTTTACGTTTTGAACTAGCAATAACTTTAATTAGTTTATTTGGCATATACTACGTGTTCTCCCAATAAAGCATAAATAGTGTTGCGTGTTTTATCTGCTCGTTCAACTGTTTTATCAGCTTGCAATTTTAACACTTCAAATAAAGCGTCTGCGTGTGCTTTATCAAACTGCGATAAAAAGTTATTCAAATAACTAACTTCAAAAGCTAGTGATTTCACACGCCCACATTCAAGGAAAACGTCAATGCAATGCAACGCTTTTCGCAAATCTTCACGAGGTTTACCCTTATCTTTGAATCGGCACACATACTTGAAAATGCAAAAGATAATAGGTGTCAATTCTGCTTTTTCAGCAAATTCCAATGGCTGAACAGCATATTTCGTATAGTGGTTTCCACCAACTTGAGTTTGTAAACTTTTAGGCACAGTCATTTCCTGCGTTCTCCAATAAATTTAAATCACAATAATATGTTCTGACAAATTCATCAGGTTTTTTGCTTGACGAAAATAACACAAACATATTAGGTCTTTTCGGATCGCTTTTAACTTCACTGTCTGACGTTTTAACGAACTGAATCCGACCTCTAGTTACATAAACGATTGCTTTAGCGTTTTCTAAAATACGTTTAAAGTATTTAGTGCTAGGGTCAACGTTTAAAAGCATAATAACATCTTTTGGACTTTTTTGACATTGCTCTACTGCTTTAGCAACAAAATTGTCAACATTACCCCGACTATATGGCGGATTGCACCATACACGCTGACCGTTCCAATCAACAAGCAACGCATTTTCTTTTTCCGTAATATAGTTAGTGGGAACTTTCGTATTATGCAAATTAGCGCAAGCGTCTAAGTCATAATATTGACCGCCCCAGTTAATTTCTTTGTAATACTCCAAGAATTTAACAATACCTTTAGTTAAAGGTGTGGGCGTAGTCCAATAATCGGTTTCTAATACAGCCATAGGATTACCACCATTCCTGTATTGTAGATCAATGTGAGAATACCCACAATTAAGGCTAACGTGTAACCTGTTATTTTACGTCTATTTTGAGTTGCCACAAACCCAACATACATTTCGACAACGAATCCGTAAATAATTAGCACAGTAATTATTCTGATAACAATGTCAATTACAGTGAAAGTCGCCATAATTCCTCCGCAAGAATTGAACGCACAATTTCCAAACAAATTGGACTATGCTTATCCGAAATTGTCATTACCTTAAATTTACTGTTCAAATGATAAGACAAATTCTTATAATTTTTGAGTAAATTGTTGATTGTTGTTTTAGTGTTACCGTGTTGATAGTTTACAACTAAAACATTATCTGTTCCTAATTGCTCTAAAGCTCTTTTAATATCTCCTTTGTGATAACCCGAATAAACAGGTAATTTTTCATATACAATTTTTCCTGTATTGTCAAGAAAAAATGTCAATAGCGTTGCTCGTTTTCTATCACTAGTCATTATTCGCATTTTCGTCAATCTTCCATAGCTCTTGTAAAGGCGTTAATACTTCATAATATTTGGCTTTCGCAATGTCTAACGTAACATCTGCTAAATGCAAATATAGTATTTTTTTTGTAAACTTGCTTGTACCTGTCATCACTTTAATAACATAATCAGTATTAGCGGAAAAACAATATAAGCCCACTCGCATAATCATTTCTCCGCCAATACAACGACCTTGCCTTTCTTTAATCGTTTTCATTTACCATCTCTGCAAAACTAGCGGAACGTCAGGTGTGCGTTTTAATATCCACCCCTCTGAACCGTCATATTCTTCCCGTTCTAACCATGAACCATCTTTAAACCACACTACACCGAATAAGTGTTGTGAACCAAAACCGTCATCATAATTAAAGCGCAAACCCTCTAGGAAAGCTAACCACTCATCATTAGACCAATTTTCTTTTAGTGTAATGATTTTATCAAACATAGGTTCATCTGTACAAATATTATTAGGATTAGACAAAATATATTCAGGATTATCGTCAAGAACATAACCGAAAGATAAACCAATTACAGCACATTTAACGTCTAAGGTACAATGTTTGCTGTTTTCAATGTCTTTTAATAATTCATTTAATGCAATAACCATTTTAATTTCCTCTTATTAACCTACATTTATTCCGCCACAATAGCGCAGTCCATATACAACTGAACCAATTTGCCTGTCTTACTACTGCGATAGTAGAAGCCATTTCCCGTCTCCATACTTTGAACCATACCTGTAGAACGGTCAGTGAAAACAGGCTCTTTTGAACCACTATAACAATTAATAATAGTCGGTTCGTTAAAACGCGTAGCTCTGTCAAACAATGCGTCAGGCGAATACTTAACCCCTAAAAAGATAGCCACTGGACTAAGTAATAACACAGTTTTAATAATAGTTTCGGCTTTCATTTTTAATCTCCTATTGTTAGCCTACAATTTCAATGTCGGCATAGTATGAAACATAAATACATTGTACAACTTTTCCCAATTCGCCATCTTTTTTAACCAAGCGACCATATAAATACGGATAATATGAACGCAGATCGTTATATTGACATAATTTGTCAAAATCAAGTAATTCATACATTTTACCATTTAACTTAAATCTACAACCTGCGGTCAATTTATATTTATCCAATAATTGTTGAACGTGATATTTACGCAATTCTACGTAATTTTGTTCGATTTGTTCTTTCATCTCATCAGCTTGTTGTTCAGTAATCATTCTTACTCTCATATTACCAACTAATTTCAAGTATAAAATACGGCTTATCTTTTACTGACATATTGTCGCATTGACTATGATAGCTAACGTCAAAACCTTTAATTCGCAGTTCCAACATTAAAACTTCCAATAAATCATAATCCATAATACGAATATTGTCAACTTTTAATTTACCATTAAAACACGCTTTATTAATGTGATGAACAATTAAGATTCGTAAATTACTTAATTGTCCAACTTGTTCATTTGTCAAATTTACAATTTTATTATTGAGAGTAATTTTGCGAACATTATTTACATTAAAACAATCATTTTAATCTTCTCCCCATTTAATGTTAAGACCTTTATTTGTTTTCTCAACTTTATATGACAAGGCTTCCAAACGTCTAATACAAATAGACATTTCTAAATCGTTAAGCACACTTGTTTCACAAGATGCAATTTCTGCATAAAACATACCTAAATAGGCATTATTTCTAATGGTTTTAAAAATTTCGTCCATTGTTTTATTAAGTCTCGCATTTTCTTTAGCAATGCGTGTCGCTTCAAAAGCGTGAATTTCTTTCATTTTTCGTTCCCTTATTTATTTTCGTTGGTTATTACTCTGCAATTTGGCAAGAATGATAATTCTTCTTTCCAAATAATAGTCAAACTTTTTGACGTTTTCACAAGTCTATAAGATAACTCTATTAATTCGTTGATACAGACTTGTTGTTCTGCCTCACTCAAACCGTTATATGCCAAACCCTCAATTTTCACAAAACCTTTTCCCAATTTTGCGGTTGAGCGGATAGCTGAAAAAATTTGCTCCATTGCGCCATTAATATTTGCACTTTCTTTGGCGATTTTTTGTGCTTCAAATGCGTCAATTCGTGTCATAGTTAGTTTCCTCTTGTTAATTGGTAAAGCCCACAATTATTCGACGAATTCAATGTCATTTGGCACAGTCCATGCCGGCACTTCTTCCGTTTTAGGGATTGAATTGAACCCTAAACAGACGTACGGTGGCTGATGTGATAAGAATGTTGTCAAATCAAAGCCTTTAACCGCAAACGGTTTGTAAACAATGATTCCGAAATTTTCACTGTAAACGGTAACTTCGTAAATTTTAACTTTAACTGTTTCCATTTTAATGTTCCTCTTTGTTTGTTGAAAGTGAGGTCAGTATAAACTGTCAATTTGGATCTGTCAACAACTATTTTAAAATATTTTTCAAATTTTTTGTCAACTTCGATCTGTCAAACTGGATCGGTCAAAACATATTGTCAATCCTGATCCGTCAACAGCAATAATCATACCTATATAAGAAATGATTGTCAACTATTAAATTTCCAAAATCGAAAATCTTGTACCGCAGGAATGGTAGGACAACCGCACCCCCTCTATCTCCTGTTTTGGGGTGGGTAGTGGTCGTTGTCAACATTGGATCAGCAGTCAACGACAAGACAACAATAAAAGAGTGAATAAAACGTTTAATTTTAGTTTACAATTGTACGCTGAATAGTTATGCAAATAGAATTACCTTATAAATCAACAACTTAGCAATTCTTCTATTTAACATAATAACGGTTATGTGAAATTATATAGGTACTTATGCAAAATAAGTGAATAAATTGACAATTTGAACAATTTTTAGCCTACATTATCACCGCAAGAGGTCGCCAAAATGGAATCACTACAAGAACACGATAAAACAAAGAACAAGAACAAAATATAAACTGGAAAGCGTTTAATTCTTGCATTTTAGCGATATTTCAGAAATTTTGCAAATTTTGACAGATCCAGTTTGACAACGCCTAAAAGCGATTACATTGACGGATCGGGATTGACGCTAAAAAGCGGGTGCTAAACGTGGAGAAAATTGGAAAAGATAACAATTTATAGATAAGTTTAATTATGAGTAGAATAACATAA